TCCAGTCCTTCCAAGTCGGCGGCATCCCCTCGAACCTCACGCCGGTCAACCTCTCCACCGCTAACTGTTGGATCGAGCAGCGCCAGTTCATCGTGACGCAGTCCGGTTCCTACGCAACGTCATCGGGGCCGCTCGGCCTCGGACTGTTCCCAAGCGTCTCAGGCCCTCCGGCGTTCGTCCAATACACCTACGTCAACGGCTTCTTCAATCAGACGCTCTCCGCTCAGGCTGCGGCCAACACGTCGTCGCTCACCTTCACGAACGTCACCGGCCTCTACGCAGGCCAGCCGGTCACGATCTACGACGCACCAGTCGAGGAGACTGTCACCGTCGCTTCAACGTGGGATGGCAAGAGCCTCACGGTTCCGCTCACCGCTCCGCTGATCTACTCACACGGCGCTGGCACGAACGTCTCTGCGTTCCCTCCAACGGTCAAGCAGGCAGTCATCCACCTCGTCGTCTCCATGATCAAGCAGCGAGGCCAAGGCGGATTCGTTCTCAACGAGATCGGCGAGCCGATGGCAGTCAGTTCCAAGACCGAAACCAGCGCCGAGGACTTCCACGACGCCCTCATCCTGCTCGATTCGTTCCGTCAGATCTTCGGGCGCATATGATCCACCTCGTCGTCATCGGAATCATCGTCGGCGTCGGCGTCGGCTTCGCACTGGAGCGCAGAGCATGATCGTCGCAGCCGTCGTCGGTCTCTGCGTGTTCATCGCTATCGGTCTCGTACTGGACCGTCAATCGTGAGCGTCCGTACAAACGTCCGCTCAGCGATTCAGGCGTATCTGGACCCATCAAAGTCCAACATCGCCAACCTTGGAGCGGTCTACGCCTACCCTGCCAAGTTCACACCGGAGGGCGACTTCTTCCAGAACGAGGACCCCGGCCATTCGACCGGCGCAGTCATCTTTATCTACCTCGGACGCCAGTCGGAGAAGCGCATCGCACTCGGCGGAGCGCACTCAGGCGAGAAGGCGACCGAGTTGGAGATTGTGTTGGATTGCTTTATTCGGTCCACAAGCAACAAATCCGAGGACTGCGGCCTCGCAGCCGACCAGTTCCTTGATTCGCTTGTCGACTACATCCGAGCCGACCGACAAGCTGGAGCGCCGAGCGTCATCTTCCAATGGGGCGAAGGTGCGTACCCCGGAGGCCAAGACATTGAGATTCAGGCCCTCTACCCTCGCAACCTCATGGGAGCGATGAAGGCTACTCAGGTCTACGCATCGGTCCGAACTACAGTCGTAACTATCGAGCGCACATAGGAGAACGATGCCTGACTTCACTTACACCGGCGAGGATGAGCGAGTGTTCATCACTCTGTCCGTCGATGGACACGGCGTCCAGGTCAAGCCCGGAGACGTCGTCACGCTTGACGTCGACCCCGGCATTGAGACCCTCGTCGCCGTAGCGCCCTCTAAGGCGTCGAAGTCGGCTCCGGCTCCTACCGACCCTGCCCCTGTTCCCGACGTCTCAGGAGCCGATGTAGCGGCCTCTGACGCAACCCCTACAACCCCGGAGGCTTAGGCCATGCCATTCATTTCAACCAATAGTTTCGTCGGGCTTGGCATCGAGGCGACTCGTGGCACTGCATCGTCGAACATCCAGTGGATTCCGGTTGTGTCGCCACAGGTCACACCGCAGCAGAAGTTCCTCCGTGACGAAGCCTTCCGAGGATCACCGACGACGGTCTACAACCACGTTCTCGGCGTCCGGCACGATGAGTACGACTTCAAGACCTACGCCTACGCCGACACCTTCCCGGTCATCGCCAAGGCGCTCCTCGGAACCGAGACCAAGACCGGCTCAGTCGCCCCGTACACACACCTCATGCAGCTGACGAACGCTCCGAGCACAGGTTCGCAGCCGGGTTCGGTGACGATCCAAGACTTCGATGGCGACAACGCCTTCCAGATTCTCGGCGCACAGGCCAGCGACTCGAAGATCACGTTCGGCGCAGAGGCCGCAGTTGAGATTCAGTCCAAGTTGTTCGGGCAGCCCTTCACGGTTCTCGGCTCCACGCCGACCGCCTCGTTCGGCACCGTCCAGCAGGTTCCCGGCTGGGACATCTCACTCACCATCGGCGGCACCTCATCGACGGTCCTCGTCGACGGCGAAATCAACATCAACCGCAGCACGACTCCGATCTTCACCGCTGGCACCTCGTCGCCTTACCGCTTGTTCGCCGGTCCGCTTGAAGTCTCCGGGCGCATGAAGTTCGTCGTGGAAGCCACCGACCCGATCCTCTACAACGGATCATCGAACGGCCTCGCACTGACCGACTCACCGACTGCGGTTGTCTTGACGTTCCAAGACTCACTCGTTGCCACGAACCAGATCATCGTGACGATGACCAAGGTGCAGTTCCACGACGCCAAGCGTATGCGTGACAAGCACTACGTCGAAGTTGACGCCAACTTCACCGCCGAGGCCAACACGACCGACGCAGTCACCGGATACTCGCCCATCCAGATCGCTTGCAAGAACGCGATCAACACGACCTACTAGTGACGGTCCGCAAGGAACTCACAGGCGGCTGGGTCGAACTCCGCAGCGCAGAGGACCTCACAGAGCGAGAGGCTCGCAAACTTCGAGCTGCTGCACGAGCAGCGTTTGAGGCCGCAGCCAAGGCGCTCGCCGAGGGACTGGACGAGAGCGACCCGGCAACATGGGGCGCAATCGAGGACGACGAGAACGGTGCGACTCCGTTTGAGTTGTACCAAGACTCACTCATCGCCACGTTCGTAGTCTCATGGTCATGGGAGGGATCGCCAGCCGACGCTGCGGACCTCCTGCCAGCCAAGACGTTCGCCGACCTCGTCGCTGCGTGCAACGACATCAACTCCGAAGCGACTCCAGACTTCGGCGTGGACGGTGCAACAGACCCAAAAGTGCCTACAGACGGCTAGCACTTCTCAAGGCAGCCGTCTCAGGCCGAGTCACTGAGGGCCTTGATCCTGAACTCCTCGAACGGTGGCAGGAGTACCGCTACCGAAAGATCGTCCCCATGACGCACAATGAGTATCTAGGCGAACCGGCACAGGTCATCGCTTGGACGCTCGCGCTGGACAACATGACGACGGAGGTGATGAACGATGCCCGAGATGATCGTTAGTGGCGTCAAGGAGTTCTCCGCAGCGTTGACCGGCCTCGAGGAGCGCATGAACCGAGCGGCCTACGGAGTCGTCACCAAGGGCGGAGCAATCGTCGCCAAGAACGCTCAGAAGCAGTTCACACGCCTCGCCATCGACGGATCAGGGACCGCACGAGTCCTCAGCTCAGGTGAGAAGAAGAACAAGGGCGAGATTCTCGGCACCAAGTATCAAGGCAAGCACGTCTCCGGCGATCAGCCCCACATCCGCACCGGCACGCTCGCTCGCAGCATCGCAGTCCACGAGACTCGCCAGATGGGTCCGGGCCGGTGGATGTCCAAGACTGGACCGACCGCAGCGTATGGGCGCAGGGTCGAACTCGGCTTCCGAGGCAAGGACGCACTCGGACGGAACTACAACCAGCAGCCGTATCCCTACATGGCTCCAGGCTTCCGAGAGTCACGAGAAGAACTGACGGCCATGTACGAGGCCGAATGGAGAAGGGCGCTCAATGGCTGAGTCAATGCTTCCACCAGTAGTTGTTGAGTTGCTCGCCGACATCAAAGAGTTCAAGGCCAAGATGGGCGAGGCCAAGGGCGAGATGGACTCGCTCGAAGCCAAGGGCGCATCGTCGTCAGCCGTTCTCGGCGCAGGTCTCGGCGGCGCTGCACTGGCCGCTGGCGGTCTCGCCGCTGGCATTGCTGGCGTCTCCATCGGTCTCGCTGAGGGATTCCAGAGCGCAGTCCAGAAGTCGGCAGGGCAACTCGGCCTGACAACTCAACAGACCAAGAACCTCCAAGGCTCGATGATGGACTTGGCGATGGGTTCCGAGTTCACCGGCACGCAGCTCGCAAAGGCGTACGCATCAGTCGCCGGTCAAGTCGCCGGACTTGTTGGAGGGCAGAACACGGCGAAGGCATCGACGGACATCCTCAAGTCCTCGATGGAACTCGCCACCGCCACAGGCCAGAGCCTCAACACGACGACCTCCGACATCGCCACTTCGCTGCAAGCGTTCCAGATGCCAGTCTCCAGCGCATCCGACGTCATGGCGGTGCTCTACAACACGACATCGCTCACCGGTCAGAGCATGGACACCATCACCGGTTCGCTCCAGAAGATGCACAACAAGTTGGGCGACGTCGCTCCTCCGATGGGCGATATGGCAGCGACCCTCGTTGATATGACGCAACACGGCGTCTCTGGCGGTCGTGCGCTCCAGACGTTCTCGGGCGGACTGGACAAGATTCTTGCTCCAGGCAAGCAGACCGCCGCCACGCTGCAACAACTTGGCGTCAACGTCTACGACGCCACCGGCAAGTTCGTCGGAATGCAGAACCTCATCAGTCAGTTGACGCCGAAGTTCGCAGCCATGAACCAGCAGCAGCAGATCAGCAATGCCACGAACCTCGTCGGCGCTGGCGCTGCGTCTGGATTGCTCTCAATCATCCAGTCAGGTCCGGCCGCATACCAAGCGGCTACCAACGAAGTCAACAATCACAAGAAGGCACAACAAGCAGCGGAGAATCAGTCCAAGACATTCAAGGGAGAACTCGACAAGGCCAAGGCCTCGGTCAGCAACCTCGCCACGAGTTTCGGCCTCGAACTTCTGCCAGCCGCTCAGACCGCTCTGGATTGGCTCAACACCAAGGGCGTCGCTGACCTTCAAGGATTCTTGGCAGGTCTCAGTGGCAAGCCTGCGAAGGGCACAACCGTTCCGGGAGGCGGAGCGCCGAAGCCGAAAGGAGCCAACCTCGTCGGAGCGGTTGCAGATTTCGTCGGACGAGGGCTGCTGGACATCGGCAAGGGCGGCGGAGACTTCCTCAGCGGATTCTTCAAGACGCAATACAACCTGTTCGCCGGAGCCGGAAACCTGCTTGCGCTGAACCCTGCCGCTGCGTTGCGTCAGTTCGGCAACATGGGAGGCAACATGACAGGCGGCATCGAAGCCTCGGGCCGAGCACTTGCCAACCTGAACAAATACAACCCCAAGAGCAACCTCTACGAAATCGGTCAATACATCACCCAAGGCAAGGGTGGAGCGTTGCCAGAAGGCATTCAAGGCGGAGGCATGGCGAAGCCCGACTCCGCAGCCGCATTCGCCAACGTGCTCAAGGGATCAACGCTCAACGTCAAGCAGATCAACATGGGCGAGTTCGCCAACCAGTTGTCAAGGGCGCATCTCAACGTCAAGGTGCCAGACCACGTCAAGGTCGCCGGTCGTGTCGGCGTCGAAGATGGCGGAGCGTTGAAGCAGACCGCCACGTCAACGCAGCAGACAAGCAGCCTCTCTCAACAGCACTTGCCAGCGGTTGCCAGAATGACCGACTTCACCTCTCAGCACACTCGCGAAGCGAACAATCACCTCATGGACATCGCCAACTTCCTCAAGGCTAAGGACACCGTCAACATCAAGGTCAAGGTCGGCTAGTGAAGGACTACGAGATCGAGGTTGACATCAACATCGCCAAGGTCGGCGCTGCGCTTCTTGCTGACAAGGACTTTATGCAGTCACTCTCAGATGCCATGCGGAAACTCATGCTCCAGACCGCTCGCGCCAACCCTGACATCTTCGGCGGCGGCACAACCACCAAGCCACCTCGCAAGCCATGACTCAGATCTCCAACCTCCCTACGCTCAGCGTCCAGATCGCCAACGTCACAGCCTCGTCGTTCACGTCGCCGTTCAAGGTGCCATATGGCGGCATCAACAACTGGCAATGGCTGGACATCACCGCAGACGTCATCTCGCACCGCACCAGGCGAGGCAAGCAGCACGAGCTGGACCGCTTCGAGACCGGCACGCTTGAAGTCGTCCTTGACAACCGGCTCGGGCAATACACGCCATTTGAGCAAGCGACCAAGACGTACACGAAGGTCTCAGGCGGAACGGTCAACGTCGCTCCGAAATCGCTCGCTCAGCCGATGACGCCGATCCGAGTCTTGGCGACTTGGAACTCCACGCAATACGGCGTCTACACCGGCTTCGTGGATTCGTGGGCGCTCAACACGCCAGACGAAGTCAACTCACAGGTCACGATCAGCGCCTCGGACGGACTCAAGACACTCAGCACGACTCGGCTCCTCAACCCGACCATCTACCCCAACAACGCAGTCCAGCCGAGCGGCAACAGTTGGAACATCGCTTCGTTTTGCTTGGTCCGGTGCAACGAAAAGAGCGCCAACACAAACATCCTCGAGGACTACTTCCTTGGACTGCACTCGGCGACCATCTACGGCCAAGCGACTTACAACGTCATCGGGCCGCACCCTTACGACCCGTCAACGGCCATTGACCTCTCCAATGGCACCTCGTCTCCTTCGGCGTTCATCACTTGGCCGGATCAGAACACTGGCGGCGTCCAGGGATATATCTTCTACGTCTCGGGATGGTTCCAGAACGCCAAGGTCGGCGACATTCTCTGCGGCAACTGGCAGCCGGACGCCTACAAATACACCTACGCACAGGTCGGACCCTCTGGCCACATCTACATCTACCAATCAACGCTGAACACTTCAGGCTCTCCGACCATCACGCTGGTACACGGAGGCGCTGGCGGTCCGCCTGTCAACGACGGCAAGTGGCATCACGTCGGACTCATATTCAACGGCGTCACAGGCACGAGCAGCGGAACGGTCAACGCCATCGTCGACGGCGTCACGACCGGAGGCAACTCGGCGACATTCCAACTGCACACGCCGGTCGTCGGCTGGAACGTCTCAGGAACACAGAGCAGTTACCTGCCAGCAGCTGCGACCACCGCCAACGTCGCCGACCTCGCATGGCGCTTCGCTATCGCATGGCCTTCAGGTGCGACGCCAGTCACTGAACTTCAGCAGACCTACCGCATCGGGTCTCTGCTCACGACCACAGTCGTCTCCGGTCAGCGAATCTTGGAGACGCTTCAAGTCGCAGGACTTGTCCCTGTCACCTATGGACCGACAAGCGGCGCAGCGATTCCCTCGGGCGCATGGGTCGATGACGGAACGAACTCTGGCGTCCCTGTCAACATCGCAGTCGGGACGCAGTACGTCAGTGGCTCAGCATCAGACTCCACGCAGAAACTCGCCTCCGAGGTTGTCCTCACGTCATCGGACACGGAACTCGGGGCCTTCTACACCGGCACCGCTGGGACGTACATCTTCCGCAACCGGTTCTTTTGGGGCGACAACTACCGCTCGCAGTACCTCGCAGGCACGAGTCCAACCGTCTCTGATCAGACGAACCTCGCCGACTCGTCGTACTCACGGTTCATCAACGACATCGACATGCTCCAGGACGACCTTGACCTCTGGACCGCAGCGCAGATCACCGACGTCGCTGGCGTTCAGTACACGCCGACGATCAACACAGACTCAAATGGACTGAGCAGCGCCGAGGCTCAGGTTCGATACGGCCAACGAACTATCGTGCGTGCGTCATACTCAGCCGATGCCAACACTGCGCTCGAGGTAGGCCACGCACTTCTCTGGCGTCACCAAGTCCCACAGATTAGGACGAACAAGGTCACGCTCGTCGCCGAGGCAGGCGACCCGACGACGACGACGATGCTCTCAGCGAACCTTGGCGACATTGTCTTGTTCGAGCGCCGAGATGCTGGCACCGCAGCCTTCTCCGCTCCGATAGCGATTGAGTCGATTCAGCACGAGTTCAAGGCCGATCCGGGCCAATGGCACACGACGCACACCCTCTCGCCATTCGAGATCACCGGTGCTCCTTACTGGCGACTCGGTGATGCCAACTACGGCACCTTCGCCGACGCTCAGTTCACGACGAGCGCAGCACTCACGGCAGGCACGACGTACACGAGCATCCCCATCGTCCCGATCAACCCTTACACGACCACAGTCAACGGAACCGGCTTCTCTGGCACGTCGACCAGCATCACGGTCGCATCGACGGACAACGTGCCATCGACCGGCACGATTCAGGTCACGGCCTCCGGTGGCTTCTTGAACTTCTCCTACACCGGCACGACTGCGACCTCGTTCACCGGCCTCTCGCTCGTCAGTGGGACGGCCTCATGGACCATCGCCAACGGAGCCACCGTGAGCATGATCACGACGGCAATCGGCACCAATGCGGTCTACGTCTTGAACGCAGGGACCGCTCCTGAGTTCATCACGGTCGCCGCCGACGTCACTGTTCGAGCCAACAGCATCTCCATCCAGTCGTTCACTCCGGCCTATTCGTACTTCTCCGGCCTGACGGTCCAAGTGTTCACGCCAGCGAATCAGACGCCGCCTTGGACGCTGAACATGAACCTCACGTCTGGCAGCTCGTACACGACACTCACGGTCCAGCCGCTCTCCTTCGACATCTCTGCGAACTCGGCGTACACGCTCGTCTCTGGCACTCACAGTCAGACGGTGACGGTTCTCACCGCAGCGAGCGCAGGAGCCACAACGATTACAGTTGGAGCGTTCGGGTCAAACTTCACCCCGACGTACTCATTCCCAAGCGGCAGCGTCGCTACCAGCACCAGTCCGGTCTACGTCGGACGCTTCGGAGGCTAGAACATGGCAACTTGGACGAACATTCCGACACACAACACCGGGGACTACCCAAGCGCGACGGAATGGAACAACATCGCCAACGCTCTGAACAACGGCGCTCTGACATTCAATAACACCGGATACGTCACGAACCTGACCGGCAGTGCTTCGGCTCCGTTCTTTATCGCCTCGGGAACACTTGAAATCCAGACAAACTCATCGGGACAGATCGGCTTCAACATTCCAGGCGGCGGCTTCCCAAACGGCGTCATCTCGGTTGTCCTCAAGCCGACGACGACGAACTCCGCAGGAACAAGTCAGGCCGGTCACTCAATCCAACTTGACTACTCAAACACGACCAAGACGGTCATCTACACGGTCGCCTACAACCAGAGCGGCACGGCCATCAACACTGTCAACGTCAGATTCTCCTACGTTGCGTTCGGCTTCTAATGCGTAGGTTCCTCTCATTGGCCTCTGTATGGCTCTCTAGCGTCCTCATTCTGGCGCTGGCACCGATCCTCACCTCCGAGGCTCCGAGCGCCGCAGCGGTCCAATCTCCATGCACGTCTTGGCTCCACATCGCCGACATCTCCAACTGGAACACCGGCACCGACTACAAGGCGCTCAGCACTCAGGTCGCAGGTCTCTACGTTGAGCAAGGCGACGGAACGTGGGTCTCTCCTGTATTCGCCTCCGAGACCGCAGGCGCTCAGGCCGCAGGCATCCCGACCGGTGCGTATCAGTTCGCCGAGCCAAGCGCATCGCCAGAGCAGACCGCAGTCGGATTCGTCTGGACTGGCGGAGCTGCTGGCACGCTTCCTCCGGTGCTCGACCTCGAAGTCTCTGGCGGCTTGTCAGATGCGGCGGTTGTCGATTGGGCGATTCGCTGGATCAACACAGTCGAGAATCTGAGCCACCGAGTCCCAACGGTCTACACCGGCGCAGGCTACGGATGGGCCTATGACTCACGGCTTCGAGCCTATCCCTTGTGGATCGCTGCCTACCCTCTCGGGTATCAGGGCGTCGACAACGTCTGCTCGATTGCACTGCCAGCGACCGCAGCGTGGTCAGGCTTCTCCCTCTGGCAATACACCTCAGTCGGGCGACCGGCTGGCACCACATCTGATACCGACCTCAGCGTCGCGGAGCCGTCATGGTGGAGCCTCTACACCGGCGCATCTGGCGGCGCTGGCGGAGTGATCTACGGTCCCGGCTCCATCGGTCCGAAGGTCACACAGATTCAGAAGATTGTCGGCGCACCGCAGACCGGCACCTATGACGCAGCGACCGAGGCCAAGGTCCAGACGTGGCAGGTCGCACTGAACGTCTCACCGGCTGACGGCGTATGGGGGCCGACCACCGAGCAGGTTACGAACGCATTCCTCACACTCGTCGCCAAGTTGTCGAAGCAGACGCCGATCCCTGCATCCGCCAAGTTCGGCCAGCATGGGGCGAACATCACCACGCTCCGCAACGCACTTGTCGCAGCGCACTTCAAGATCGTCAAGCCAAAGACGGATTGGTACGGCAAGCGAGTCGTCCCGGCAGTCCAGGCACTCAAGCACGTCTGCAAACTCAAGCCCTACAACGGCAGGAAGTTCGGTCCAGCGGCCATCAACTGCCTCACGTTCCTCCTACGTCTGGAAGGGAAATGAACCATCTCACCGCATCCGCCTACCTGTTGAGCGCAGTCCTCGCCATCCTCGGCTCAGTATTCGCCGGAGGCCGATGGGCGCACAAGCAGATCGTCCAGTCTGTCAAGGAGCAGTTGAAGCCGATTGACGACGCAGTCAACCATCGCAAGCCCGGTGAGCCTCGGCTTGTCGAACTCGCCGACCTCATCTGGGCCGAGACTCAGCGACAGGGTGGCGAGATTGACGCACTCAACATCCGACTGACAGAGCACCTCGGCTGGCACAAGGGCATCGAGTCGGCGAAGTGAAGCACTGGCGCTTCCATCCTTCCGTCCCTACGGACAATGAGCGAGACCTCGGCGAGAAGGCCGCAGACGCTCTCCGACTCGGCATGGGTTCGTGGTCGTTCATTGGCGTGTTCGGGTTCATCCTCTGCGTATGGCTCATCACTGGCGGCCTCGGCATGGACCGCTCGCCATACTTCCACCTCAACCTGATCCTCTCCATGATCGCCGGACTCCAAGGCTCAGCACTTCTCATCTCGGACAAGCGAGCCGACCGGATCAACGCAGAGATCACCAAGTACCACCTCGAACTGACTGAGGAGATTCATCTCCTTCTCGGCGAAGTCCACCGAACGAACCTTCCAGAAGGAGACCCAAATGCGTGAGTGGCTGAGCATCGCAGGCTACGCACTTCTCGGATGCGTCGGCATGGCGATCCAAGACACGGTCGGCGTCACGCTCGTCAAGGCCATCGGCACCGGTCGGGCGTTCTTGGCTGGATGCTGCGACGCAGCTGCGGACGTGGCGAAGATCGCCATTATGTCGGTCTCGGGCGTTGAGTTGACGCACGCCTTCGGCTGGAAGGGCTACGTCGGCGTCCTGCCGATCCTGTTTACCGGCTTCTTCGTGACCTTCCACGCAACCAAGGCGACCGCCAAGATGGTCGACCCCGAGGAAGTCGCCGCCGACAATCTCCAAGACAAGCGACTGGCTGACCTCGAGCACGCAGTCGCCAGCCTCCGAGCCTCATCGGGCAAGTCGTGATTCAGCCCGGAGACCTCGTCCTTGCTCACTCCAAGGGAGCGTTCGGTGCGCTGATCCGGCTCGCCCAATGGCTGCGTCCCTCATGGCGCAAGTTTCGCAAGTGGAACCACGCCGCCATCGTCATCGGCATAACGCCGAACGGTATGGTCCGCTGCGTCCAGATGGGACGTCGAGGCCAGATCGTGGACCTGCCCGACGTCGCTCCAGGCGGCTACACCTTCGTCCGCTCCTGTCCTGCCATCGTGGACCGGATCAAGGCGGTCGACTTCGCCATTCGGCAGGTCGGCATCCGGTACTCATACGTCACCATCGCTACCATCGCACTCAACCTCCTCAGCCCGAAGCCGCTCCGCATCGACTTCCGCAGGGACAACTCGGCGCTCATCTGCTCCGCTCTCGTCGCTCGTGCGTGGGAGCATGGAGGCTGGGATTGTCCGACCGACCCATTCCAGATCACGCCAGCCGAACTCGCCATGCTCACGGACCGCAAACGCTGACCTACTCAGGCGCATGACACTGACCCTGCAATAATGAAACTATCCACGACCTCTAGGAGTTTCGGATGCCATTGACGAACTACGGAGAACAGCAGGCCATTGACATCCTGTTCGGCAGCACCGCCTCAGCGTGGCCTGCGCAGACGAGCGGCAACTACTACATCGGACTTATCAAAGCGACTGGAACGTGGACGGCATCAACCGCCTACACCTCGAACCAACTGATTATCCCCTACACCGGCTTCGGTTCTATCCAGCGCCTCTACCGCTGCACCACCGCAGGAACGACCGGCAGCACTGAACCAACGTGGCCGACAACTGCCAACGGAACCGTCACAGACGGCTCGGTTGTCTGGACCGAAGTCACTGACTACTTCTTCAACGGCACTGCTACGACCAGTCCGCTTACGACCTACGAGGTCAGCGCCAGCGGCTACGCTCGTCAAGCCCTCGCTAACACAAGCACCGGATCAACGTGGAGCACGCCGGGCCTGGCCTCGTCGCTGGCCACCGGCACGAGCACACAGTGGGGCGCCAACCTTACGTTCCCAAGCAGCGGCACCACGTCGGCAGCATGGGGCTACGTCTGCGGCTTTTTCCTCGCCAAAAACGTGACGACTGCCGATGGCGTGATCTACGCATGGAACACGCTCAGCAACTTCGTGCCGCTTCTCACCAGCGGTATGACGCTCAGCCTCCCGAGCACCGGACCGGGAGTCAAGGTCACGCTGACCTAGCACCATGCCTGCGCCGTCAGTAGTGCAGACCGCTACAGGACACACCAACACCGCCACCACGACCTGCTCAACGCAAACAACGCTGAGCAAACCGACCAGCGGGAACTTGTTGATTGTGTTTTGTGGCACCGTGACCAACACGGCACCGCAGAGCGTTACCGACAACCTCGGCAACGCATACACGTTCAGCCGATCTTTCAATAACGGCTCGACCGTCAGGATGAACCTCTACTACCGGATCGCTGGAACGAACGAGGGCACCACCGTCACGCAGACGATGTCGGCGAACCAGAACCAAATGTTCATCACCGTCCTCGAAATCGCCGGAGCTAACACAGGCACCGCAGGAAACGCGCTCGTCGTGGACACCTACCTCGGAATCACCGGCACCAACGCCGGGGCGTACATCACGACGTCGGGTTACACCGTCGCAACGATGAGCGACGAACTGGCGATCGCCGCGGTATGGGGAAACGGAGCAGCCGGTAGCGCAATCAGCGGAAACGGACCCGGAATCTCGCCCTACACATTCGGAGCGCCGACCGGCGTAGTCGGTCAGGCGAACGTCACCGGCTACTACCTTAACGGCGTCTATTACAGCACCGGCCAAGAGAACTTCGCCCCGATCGTGGACGCGTCCGTTCTGTATTGGTATCTCGCTTGGACGACGTCGCGAGCCTTTACCTCGATGTGGCTGACGATCCCACCAGCCATGATCAACACGACCGGCGCCATCGCCGAGAACCTCATCGAGACGGACACCGGACCAGTCATTACCGAATCGGTGAACGCCGCCATTAGCACCAGCGCAACCGAGACGGCAACCATTGGCACCATCGCCTCGAGCGATACCGGCGCGCTGAGCACGACCGCCGCCGAGTCCGCCAACCTCGGCACCACCACCGACACACAGACCGGAGCGACGAGCGCCAGCGCCACCGAGACGAACACGGCCTTGACCATTGGCGACACACAGAGCGCAGCGATCAACACGAGCGCCACCGAGTCATCTAGCGGACTGACGTCAAGTGATTCGCAGACTGGCGCACCGATCCTCGCCACCGCCGCTGAGGTGGCTGCATCGAGCGTCAGCGACATCGTGCGAGCCAATACCATCCAGATCAACCCATCGCCGACGACCGCAGGGACCACCGGCGCAGGAAGCGGCACCGGCTCAACGTCTGCCAGCATCGCCGAGTCAGGCACGCCGACCGGCGACACGGCAACCAGCGCAGCGGCCAGCGCATCGCTCAAGCAGTCAGGAACTCCAACCGGCTCAGGGAGTGCGTCAAGTACGATTGCATCAGTCGGCCAGTTCGCAGGGCAGGCCATCGGCACCGTCAGCGTCTCCGCTCAAACGCTTCTCTCGGCGACGTTCTCGGGCTACGGCAAGCCGGTCGTAGCTGGCAAGCCGGGATCGGTAGCGGTCAAGGCAAAGCCGTTTGGCTCAGTCTCCGTTGACCTAAAGCCTTGTACGGTCAGCGCACGAGCAAAGGCTAAGGCCAGCGTCCAGGCATCGACCAAGCCATCATCCGTCAGAGCAAAGGCCAAATGGTCTAACGTATTCGCATCGTCTGAAACGAGGAAGCCATGAGCAACGCAGGAGTCATCGCCGGAACGGTCGTGAGGTTCTACACCTCGTCGGCGTTCTCGGACGTCACTGGCACCGCAGCTGATCCGAGTGTGGTCGTGTTCGCGTACCAGGTCGGATCGAACCCGGTCCAGCAGGTGACGTACAACGCTCCTACCTCATGGGGAACCATCGTCAAGGACGGCACAGGGCTGTACCACGTTGACGTCGACACGACCGGCCAAGCCGGAGTCTGGACGTATGCGTGGGTCGGCACTGGCAACGTACAGACACGAGCGGAAGGACAACTCATGGTGAGTCCGGCGACGGTGGCTATCTAGTGAAACTCTCAGACGTGGAAAACGAGATGCGGAAGGACATCCTCTGCAAGTTCGGCGTGCTCCTCACCGACCTCGAACCGGATGACATTGAGACGATTCGAGGTTGGATCATCGGCGGTAGGTCATCGACCTACATGGCCGACGTTCTGAACCGAGCCAGCCATCCGATCAATCGGGACACGATCAAGGTTCACTTGCGTGGCCTCTGCATGTGTCAGAGCGAGACGCAGTTCCTCGGAGTATGGGACGCCTAGAGGATGCGGAGCCTGCTCCGCGCCACAAGTTGACGCACCCTACCGGCTGGGAGCCATCGCTCGAATGGACCGACACCGGAGGAGTCATCTCCACCGGACCTCTGGAGCACGAACCCGACGACGCACTATGGGAGCACCTCATAGGCGATTGGGGCCTGAGTCCTCGTTCTGTACGAATCATTCCCGGTTCCGTACAGATTCGAGCATGGGACGCTCAGACCGCCAACGGCATCGAGCGACTGCGCTACTACCGAGCACGCATCGAGCCGCTCGCACGCATCTCCGACCCGGACGACGTCGCTGCACTCTGCAAGATGATTGAGAAGCGCAAGCCGAAGGCAGTCCAGGCGGTCGGCGGCGAACGCACCATGCTCGTCGCTCTGTCGGACTGGCAGATCGGCAAGGCTGGCGAGCGAGGCGGCGGAACTCCTGAGACCTGCGAGCGCATCCTTCGCTCACTGGACCGACTTGTCGATCAGGTCAAGCAGCTGCGGAAGGTCGGACGTGCGCCAGACGCAGTCGCACTCGTCGGCCTCGGAGATATGGTCGAACAGTGCAGCGGCCACTACGCCATGCAGACCTTCAACGCCGACCTAGACCGCAGAGAACAGATGCGAGTCGCTCGCCGTCTGATCCTCGCCTACGTCGAAGCGATGGTCGACCTCGGCTTGCCAGTCGTCCTCGGCGCGGTACCAGGCAATCACGGAGAGAACCGAAACTCCTCCGGCAAGGCGTACACGACTTGGACTGACAACGACGACCTCGCAGTGTTCGAGACGGTCGGCGAGATTCTCAGCGCCAACCCTGCAAGATACGGCTCAGTCAACGTGCCGCTCGGAGCGATTGCAGACGACCTCACGATGACGCTCGAACTCTCCGGCGTCGCAGTCGGCTTCGCTCATGGTCATCAGATCAGGTCAGGCGGACCGGAGAAGTGGTGGCAAGGTCAAGCCCTCGGACGCCAGAAGATCGCCGACGCTTCGATCATGGTCCTCGGACACAAGCACCATCTCTACGTCTCGGAGTCGTCAGGCCGGACAGTCATGCAGTGTCCAGCGCAGGACGGAGGCTCGTATTGGTGGACTGCTCAGACTGGCAACGAGTCACCGGCTGGCCTCCTCAGCGTCGTCGTCGGCGCAGCTTGTGGTCCTCGAGGCTGGGACGACCTCGCCATTCTCTAGGCGTCCCAAAGGCTCCACCGGTGTACCGCATGGCCTAGTAGGTTCGGTCCTCCTATGGCACCTGAACTCCTCCTCCGACTGTCCTGCGGCTGCGTCGTCACCCTTCACCAAGGGCCGACCTACGAGATCATGTTCGGTCGATTGCCGAGGACTGTCGCCGAGGTCGAAGCAGCGCACCAGCACGCCGCCTAGCGCCATTTCTGAAAGTTTCTAAAACTTTGTAAAAGGTACTTGTGCTCTGCTCCGTTCAGGTATACGGTAAACACATGGCAACAACGCCAACGGAGCCGGAGGAGGCCCAAATGTCACAGTCCACTGCAATCGCAGAGACCAACGCTCAGATCGCTGAGCGCATCGCCAAGCACGTCAGCACCGAGGGTCGCTGCTTGACCTGCGGTCAGTTGCCATCTCGTCCTTACCGACGCGTTGCTCACTCCGGCATTGTCATCGAAGGCTGCATTGCTCCAGCGCACGTCGGCCACGTCGCCGACAAGTGGATGACGCGTTCGGCGGTCCAGAAATTCATCTCGGATCAGTTCCGCAAAGCACAGACCGACGCAGCCGAGTGGCTCGCTAAGTACGGAAACTGAGGAGGAGAACCATGA